TGACATAGTTATTGATACAGGTTTGTCTGGAATATCTGCTATTTTTGTAGCAGCAGCGGATGCGTCGTTGTACTTCTTACCAGTTAAATTAGAGTCGCTGGCCTTACGTATTGCCATTAGGAGATCTGACTTCCGTATGCTGAGAATGACATAGTTGCAGTTGATCCATAGACACGAATACGATCACCAGCAGCAAGAGTTAATCCTACAGTTAGGATAACTGAGTCTGAGGCTGCAACTGTTGCGCCATAGACAATCCAATGCTTTGCAGTTGCGCTTGAACTAGCGTCTGCAGAAGGCTGAACAGCAATGCGATAAGTTGCAGAGGATCCTGCTTGGTTTGCAATTACTAATGAGGAAACAATTGTCTCAACACCTGTTGATGTATATAGGGTTCCTTCGGTAGTAGCACCAAGTGTTGCTGTGTCTACTTGACCTAAAATTTTATATGCTGTTGCCATGTGACTCCTTAAATAAGGTACTTATAAGGTACCTAAGTAACACTTATTTGTACTGGTAAACAGGTAAAGGTTAATTGGTACATGCTGGTTATGTGGGCTAAAGTGTTCCCATGAATTTGGTGCATACATCAGTATCTCAAGGGGGCAAATTAGCGCCCCTAATTCTACCCCACTCAACTACCTCTGGTATGGGCTTAATGAACCCATCAATTTTTGTTGATGATGATGGGGATATTCTCGTAAATATTAGGCATGTAAATTACACCCTCTATCACTCCGAAAAAGATCAAAGATTTTTTAGTCCTTGGGGACCACTCTCCTATCTACATCCTGAAAAAGATCAACGGCTAGTTACGACCAACTATCTAGGTCGTCTTGATAAAAATTATAATTTGATAAATTTTACTGAAGTTGATTACTCTAAATTTAATGTACCTCCTATCTGGGAGTTTGTTGGTGAAGAGGATGTCCGCATTACTCAGTGGGATGGTAACTACTACCTGATCGGGGTACGGCGTGATACCACGCCCAATGGGCAAGGTCGCATGGAGTACTCTAAAATTGAATTAGATAAAAAGAATTGGACAGCCAAAGAAGTTCAACGAGTTCGTATCCCGCCTCCTGTAGATGTTACGTCCTACTGTGAAAAGAATTGGATGCCGATTCTTGACAAACCTTATCATTTTGTTAAGTGGGCTATGCCTACCGAAATTGTTTGGGCTAATCCTGATAAGTCTGAATGTAAGCAGGTACTAGTAAAAGAAACTCCACCAATTTCTCCTGATCAACGTGGTGGTACAAATGTAATTGCTTGGGGCGATTACTATATTGCTTTTACTCATGAAGTAAAATTATGGAAAAATTATTTAAATCAAAAGGACTCTATTTACAGACATCGAATGATTGTATGGGACAAAGAATTTAACTTTGTTGGTATTACCTCTTCCTTTTCATTTTTAGATACGCCTATTGAATTCTGTGTAGGTGCTGCAATCATAAAGAAGAATTTGGTTTTAACTTTCGGTGTACAAGATAATTGCGCCTTTGTTCTTGAGGTCCCTAAGAAGGTTGTCAACGGAATGATTACGGAGGCTATGTCTTATGGACGTTAAAGAGTTGACTTTAAAACTGGCTGAGAATCCAGTTGATGTTGAGAATAATTTTAATCTTGCTATCGCCTACGAAGAACAACTGCAATACGCATCGGCTGCTGGATTTTATTTAAGGGCTGCTGAGTATGGGTATAAAACACACCCTCTAATTACCTACACCTCTCTGTTAAAGATGGCGTTGTGTTGGGGTGCTCAAGGAGATAGAAATCGAACCATATACAACAACATCATGCAGGCTATTACTTATCTACCAAATAGACCAGAGGCATACTTTTTGCTCTGTAGAATTAAAGAACGAAATAAGGAGTACCAAGAGTGCTATACCTATGCTGAACTAGGTCTGTTGTTTGCTACTACTACCTATAATCAGCCACTGCCAGGGTATGTTGAATACAACGGCTCATACTGTTTACTATTTGAGAAGGCTGTTGCTGGTTGGTGGATTGGGCGTAGAGATGAGAGTAAGATTCTGTTTGAACATCTGTTAGATAATTATGAGATGTCTCAAGAGTATGTGAATGGATGTCTTAACAATATGAAGTTGTTCAACTAATGTTTCCTAATTGGTTTAAAGATGTAGAGAAGTACTTCAGACATGTGCCAAGTGTTCCACTTCGTGCACTGCAGATCGGCACCTACACAGGAGACGCCACGCAGTGGCTCCTTAATAATCGAGAGATCGAATATCTAGATGATGTGGATACGTGGGAGGGTAGCGAAGAAGTCGCCCATGAATCTTTGGATTTTGTTTCAGTAGAGGCTTACTACGATTCAAGATTCCCAAAGGATGGAAGAATCTTAAAGCACAAGATGACCAGTGATGAGTTCTTCTTAAAGGGCGCTAGTTCATATAACTTCATATACATAGATGGCGACCACACCGCTCTGCAGACCGCTATAGATGGCTTGAATGGCTTTAGGCACCTGGAATCAGGTGGGGTGATGGCATTTGATGACTACCTCTGGAATTATGGCGGAGGAGAGTACAGAGAGCCTAAGAGGGGCGTGGATTGCGTTCTTAACCTCTGTAAGGGCGAGTACACAATGATTGAGTCTGGTTATCAGGTATGGATTGAGAAGTGCTAGATAACGCCTGCTTTGAGGTCTTTCATACTGATACTGGAAATGAATTAAGGAACAAATCTTACGAAGGCATTTTAAAATCTATGTCATTCTTGCCTCGTCTTGGTTCTGAGACCGTGTATTTAAATACAACCGAAAAAGCAACAGAGTTCTTAAGTAAGAAACCTGAATTTAAAGTAAACACTGTTACCGACTTCTGTAAGCCAGGAGAGACCTTCCCACCAAGTTCTGGAGTTGTAGGAGTTTGGGCAAGTAATTACTTGGCGTATAAAAAGTTTTTAGAATCTAAATACGACACATTAATTATTTTTGAAGATGACATAGTAATAAGTAGAAATTTTAAAAATATTGCAAATATTTATATGAGTGAACTTATGCCTGTCTGGGACTTCTTTTCATTTTTTGTTCCTGATGATTCTTTGTTTGCTTACAATCCTTTAGAACACGATGTGTATCAAGACTATATATGTCTTTCATATCAACAGTGGTCGTGTGCAGGATATGCTGTAAGCAGACGTGGTGCAGAAAAAGCAATAAAGGATGTTGAATCTAAAGGAATTAATTGCCCTATAGATTGGTATATTTTTAACTTTAGAATGAAACAAGAAGAAAACCAAATAAAGTTTAATACGTTTACGGTAAAACCGCAGATATATAAACCTATAAAGTTTTTACAAGCAGCAGCGCAGTACAGTCAAATACATAACGGTAGTACAGAACTTTTTTAGTTACATTCCACCTAGCATTAAGACATCAGCAACAGTAGCACTGCCTGATGGCGAAGTGCCTGCAGTTCCCTGTGATCCAATTGTTCCTTGTGTTCCTTGAGTACCAGCACCAGTTGCTCCTTGAGTTCCATCAGTACCTTGTGAACCAAGAGTACCTTGGGTACCTACAGTTCCTTGGGTTCCATCGGTTCCTTGGGTTCCTTGAGATCCAACTGTTCCTTGAACGCCCTGTACTCCTTGAACGCCCTGAGTTCCTTGAGCGCCTGTATCACCCTTGTCACCAACACGAGCAAAGGTTACGTATACATTGTCATTATTAATGACTGACAGAGTTCCTGTTACATGAGCAACTGGGACGTTAAAGTATGCTCCACCACTTTCGTGCGTATGAGCACCAGTAATTTGAAAGAATGCAAAACTGTTTGCGTCTCCAACTTCGGTAAACTTGATAGTTCCTTTAATTCCAGAGGTTGAGTCATCAATTGTTTGTAGTAGTTGTGAAATGTCATTTGAAGCAAAATCAAGGTTGTCTATGTACAACGCAGTTGCACTAGAGATAGTTGCATTATTAAATTTTAAATTTCCACTACCTGGATCAGTATTTTCTGTATTAGTTAAGAAATTATATTCATGAGTTTCTCCACCAAAGTTTCCTGTAGCACCCTGAGTTCCAAGTGTTCCTTGAGTGCCTTGAGTTCCCTGAGTTCCTTGAGATCCTAAAGTACCTTGAGTTCCATCAGTTCCCTGCGTGCCCTGAGTGCCCTGAGTGCCTTGAGTTCCTTGAGTGCCTTGAGTTCCTTGAGTTCCTTGAGTACCTTGAGTTCCATCAGTTCCCTGCGTGCCCTGAGTGCCTTGAGTTCCTTGAGATCCTAAAGTACCTTGAGTTCCCTGAGTTCCCTGAGTTCCATCAGCACCTTGTGCACCAACAGTCCCTTGCAATCCTTGTACACCCTGTACGCCTTGTACGCCTTGTACGCCTTGTACACCTTGTACTCCTTGAGTGCCCTGTACACCTTGTACTCCTTGAACACCTTGAATACCTTGAAGACCACCATATGCAAGAGAGTTCCAAGCAGTTGATCCGTTACCAACTTTAAATTTACCAGTATCTGTCTCTGTTCCTACTTCACCAGCAGCAAGTGTTGGATTATTTGATGTCCATTGCGATGCAGTACCTCTACGAAGTTTGATTGTTACTGACATTAGACTACTCCTCCACCATCATAGGAACTTGTGTATACATCACTGCCACCTGCTTCGTCTCCTCCATCGGCTACACCTGTTACGGTGTCAGAACCATCAACTTCATCCCCACCCTCAACTATATCTGCAGAAACGTTTGTTGTAATTTCAAGCCACTCAACCCCATCAAATACATAGACATTTCTTGCTTCTGTATTGTAATAGATATCTCCAACGTACCTACCTGTAGGTTGAGTTCCTACGGCAAGTACGTTGATAGGTACGAGGGCTCTTTTACTCACGTATTAAGCCTTTACTACGACCCGATAAGTTTCACCTGATTGTGGAGCCACTGCAAATCCGATAGTTACAGCAGATGTAGTTGATGCAATTACATCAGTAACTACCTCGTTATAAGTAGCATCTTGTACAGTTACTAACACATCTCGTGTTCCAAGATTGTGTGTAATTGTGAAAGTTGTTGCTGAATATGGAGATACTGGAGTAATAGTCTCTGCGTGAGTTCCAAGTTGACCAGAGGTACCTTGAGCACCCTCTGTTCCTTGGGCGCCAGTAGTTCCTTGAGCACCAGCAACACCGACAGCACCAGATAGATTTACTGTCCATGAAGCGTATGTTCCAGTACCAACTTTGCTGGTTTTATTAAATGCAAGGGCGCCAGTTCCAGGGTTGTAAGAACTTACAGTACCGTATTGAATGTTAGAGACATCATATGCAACAGTGATGTCTTGACCAACAGAGTAATCAACTGCTAGATCTGTAACCGTAATTGTTTGAGAACCAGAAGTTCCTAATGTAAATGATGTTGTAGAGGTTGTGGAGTACTTATCTCCATCAAGACCAGATGTACCTTGTGCACCAACAGTTCCCTGTGCACCTACTGTGCCTTGAGTACCTTGAGCACCTTCAGTTCCTTGAGAACCTACAGTTCCTTGTGAACCCACTGTGCCTTGAGCACCTACTGTGCCTTGAGCACCTACAGTTCCTTGAGAACCTAACGTACCTTGAGTACCTTGAGTACCATCAGTACCTTGAGAACCAAGAGTACCTTGGGTACCTACAGCACCTTGAGCACCGACTGTTCCCTGTGCACCTACTGTGCCTTGGGCTCCATCAGTACCTTGAGTACCTAGAGTTCCTTGAGTTCCTTGAGAACCAACAGTTCCTTGAACTCCTTGAGCACCTTCAGTTCCTTGTGTGCCTTGAGAACCAACTGCTCCTTGGGCTCCATCAGTTCCTTGGGTTCCTTGAGATCCAACTGTTCCCTGTGTTCCCTGTGCACCTACTGTGCCTTGGGAGCCTAGAGTTCCTTGAGTACCTTGTGCACCTACCGTGCCTTGTGCACCCAGTGTTCCTTGTGTTCCTTGAGAACCAGTAGCACCAGCATCACCAGTACGAGCAAATGTAAATAAAAGTTCATCGTTATTGCTAAAGGTTCCGTTACCAGAAACATAAGCAACGTTAACACTAAACCAATTTGGTGATTCATCTGTAACACCAGAAATTGTATAAAGAGCAAAAGTAGAAATATCATTTTTCTTAGATACTTTTACGTGACCCTTGATTGTAGATGTTGAATCATCAATAGTGGTTAAGAAATTAGATACATCATAGTTACCATCAGAAGGATTATCATCCAATGCAATAATGGTTGCTGAGGCTAATGTAGCATTATTAAAACGAGCAAAATTATCGCCTGGGTCTGACATAGTTGTGCTAGTACTGAATGTGTATCCAACTGTAATACCACCAAATGAACCTTCAGCACCTTGTGCTCCAAGAGTACCTTGTACACCCTGTGAACCTACAGTTCCTTGAGTACCTTGTGCACCGTCAGTTCCTTGAGAACCTAATGTTCCTTGAGTTCCATCAGTGCCTTGAGAACCTACTGTTCCTTGCGCTCCTAATGTTCCTTGAGTGCCCTGAGAACCAACAGTTCCTTGTGTACCTTGAGAACCCAGTGTTCCCTGAGTTCCTTGAGAACCAACAGTTCCTTGTGTTCCCTCAGTACCTTGAGTACCAACTGCTCCTTGAGCACCTACTGTGCCTTGAGCACCAACAGTTCCTTGTGCACCTTCGGTGCCTTGAGTACCGACTGCTCCTTGAGAACCTACTGTTCCTTGAGCACCAACAGTTCCTTGAACTCCTTGAGTACCAGCACCAGTTGCTCCTTGAGCACCAGTAGTTCCTTGTGTGCCTGCTGCTTGCCATGCAGAACCGCTCCAAGTGCGTAAGTATCCCAGTACTGTGTCATAATAAATTTGACCAACTGTAGGGTCTGCTGGAGCAGTGGCTAAGTTTTGTATTCTTGCATTTTGTAATTCTAATTTGTTTAAATCAATTGGGGTTAAAAACTTACGGGCCATTTACATTATCTCCTTAAGATAAATACGCTTTTCCTGAAAAGGCTTGAGAGAACGAGACCGTAAGTGAGTTCGAATTCGTGTATGTTATTTCACCTTCATATATTGTACCCCCAGAGTCTACAACTGTAACGTTAGGCTTAAAGCCTAAATTATGAGTTATTACCCAAGAAGCACTAACTGATCCTTGAGTATGTTCATACGCTAATGCCTGTGGCTCTAGTGCACCGCTAGTTGTTCCAAAGTCTTGAGTACCAGAGGGTGTAGTTATTAAGATTACGTCATTTACTACAATTGGAACAGTAGTTCCTGGTCTTACGTACTGACTCATTCTGTTACCTCTTCTGTCTTAAATATCTTTCCTCTGACGTATGTTTGGGTGACTCCGTCTTTAGTTAACTGAACATCATAGTAAGAGGTTCGAGGTAACATACGTGTCTGTGTTCCAGTGAGTGCTAATTTTAGAGTACGAAGTCCTGCTCCGTCTGCTGTACCTACTACTGGAAATGTAATTGTAAAAGTTGTTATAACTCCAGGAATACCTACTCCTAGAATATCTGCTTTTGCGGTATAGGTGTCGACTTCAAAATCAAGAACAATAGTGAACTCGTAGGCATCTCCTTCATAGACAAAGAGGTCCTGAGTAACAATTGATACTGGAGTTTCCACATTGCCATAGGTAGGAGTAGGCAAGTGGACACGGGTAGCGGCTGAGCGGTCGTCGATCTCTTGTGGTTGAAAGATTGGCACGTAGTGATTAGTGGTCTTAGAAATTCTACGGAAACTAAAGACATCAATCTTATAAAGACCAATACCAAGTTGGGAACACAACTCTTTGTACTGTTGTTTTCTAGATTCAATCATCTGCATTAATTGTTGATAACGTTCAGACCTTGGAATTGTTACACCATCTGGAGCAAAGACGTTAATATCAAAAGCAGCATCATTAGCCAATGCATAGAGGGCTAGAGTTGATGCGTAAATAACTACGGGATACTCTTCAAGTGCAGGCATATTCTGCAGACTAACACTGCGACCGTAGGCATCGGTGTGGAAGGCTGAGTGTTCTAAAAACGCTGTGCTTATGTAAGATTGAACTTCGGTTGTTGTAAAGTATCTAAAGTAGTTTCCAGCAACAATTATTGCAGCATCTGCAGCAGGCACCGTATCAAAAACAATATAACCAGTTGCTTCTTCAACCTCTACATCATCAGATACATCTACTCCATTTACGTTACATATTAGATTTAATCCATCTAAAGGGGAGTAAGGAATTAGGTATCGGTTAGTAGTTCCATCAGCGGTAAACTGATAAACAAAAGACTTTGGGATATCGCCAATTTCAGACCGTAATCGATCCGCTAGG